TACGACGAATAGATAAAACTTTTCCTGAAGACTCTTCTAGAGTTACAATGTAGGGAAGTTTAATTCCTGTTTCCTCATCACCTTGTTTATCTTCATAACCTATAAGATCTAAGTTTACATGAAACTCTAAAATAGAAACTGTTTCTGATTCTCCCGTTGGTTGAAGACCATCTAAATTATTAATAGCATCTTTAATATTTCCTGTGCTGTACGTTGGTGTATCAGGAGGTGACGGCGTAATATCAATGTCTCGGTAAAAACCTGCAACTTGTTTTTTACGTACATCATTTTCTGATAATCTAACAAGATGTGTAACACGTTCACATGAATCTAAATCACTAGCTGTGTAAGGAACAACAAGATCTTCAGCAGGAACAAATTTAGAAACCGCACGTCCTAGTTGCCCGTCGTAATATACTTTTTTAAATGTGGAACCACTGAGTGGTAAATAAAATAACATCTGATCAAGTTCAGGAGTATACTCTTCCATTACTTGTGTAAGATTATAATTCATGAATTCTTTTACGCGTTGTGATTGTTGATATACTTCAACTGATTCTTTTCCCACGACACGCGTTCTGACAGGACCATCGGATGGCATCATTTCTTTAAAGGCTGTCGAACTAAATTGTGTAACGGCTTCTGCTAATAAAGGATGGGTAACGGAACTCGCACCACGAAACGGTCTTGTTCTTTCTTGAAACTTTACTCCAAGTAAATCTAATCCTTGTGTGTAAGTATGGGCCCACTCTTCGCGTGACGCCCGATCATTTTCATAATCACCCATAAGATCACTAGCAATAACTCCTAGATCACCGTCATCCATGTCCTCCGCTAAGTTACCATAAAAGTCTTGTTCTATTGGTTCATCATCAATAATAGTTTCTTCGGTAACTACTTCAATTTCTACTGGTTCTTCGTTTTGAATTGCATCTTCAATTGTTTCACCAACAATTGATTGTATTTTTTGATCAATATTATCAGCCATAATTTTTTATAACCTATTAATGTCTATAAAGCCACCAAAATGAAATGTAGGTATTTCAATAGAACCACCTAATTTTTTCTTCGTTATTTTTTTGGTTGTGTCTTGAATTGTTTTTGATTCTCTTTGGAGGATTTGGGCGAAGAACTTCGTAAGTTGTTCTGCATAATTATAGATGTTTGGCCTGTCGCCACCTTGGGTAATTGCTGTAATGAGGTTACTAAAGTTGTTTTTAAATTTGCCACCTTGTTTATCCTTTTTCCAATTGTTAACTATTTTCTCTAATTCTATTTCAGATATATAGCTGTTTGTGTTAAGATTCAAATCATTTGTTATATCACTTAACTGATTTTGAGTAAATTCTTGTATATAGGGTAGGATATCTGCTTTTTTTAAAGGAGAATTTTTAATAGTTTCTTTGTCAACTATAATACGAATTCCTGCTTTGCCGTCTTGAGTGACGATAGGGTGATATCCTCTAAATAAACTATTAGGATCTGCATTTATAATTCTTTCAAACAAAGCCTTTATATTATCACTATTACGTAAATTTTCTGAGCCCTCCTCTAAAATATCTAAAGCAAAATGATTAGGGTTTTTCGTTAATTCTTTTGCCGTGTTAACCCATACTTCATTTTGATTTAATAAGTAACCCAACATAGAAGCTGCTTCTTTTGCTGATTCCTTTGACATATATCCTTGTTGTACAGTGGTGGGAGCTTGAATTTCTTGCCAACCACCTGTGCCAAAAACATTATTGGAAAAGTCTATTCCTGTAAGTTCACTAACATATTCAATTGCTTTAGCTGTCACTTCTTCGTTCACTATAAATTTTTTATCATCAGGTAAGGCATTATATTTTTCTCCGTATTCCACGAACCACGGAGAACCTTCCGCAGGATCTATTTCCATATTTAAACGACGCAAGTTTCTATTAAGAGCCATATCAATATCTCCACTGGTCCCTAATTCACCATACATCTTTGTTAGGTTCATCCAACCAATCGCTTGAATTTCTGCAGGGATCCAATCGTTCTTACCTTTCCAGTTTATATCATTTAAATACTTTGTAAGATCTTGACCAAATAAAGATCTGTTTTCATACTTAGTTCCTGCTATACCACCCGCACCAAAATCAGTTTTAATATTTTCTGGAATTATATACCCTAATGCTTCTAATTTATTTAAATAAGTAGAATCTACCATTCCTGTATCTCTTGCTGTATGAACGTCGACCACGAACGGCGAACCGCCTGCCTTGTCATTATTCATAATGGAACGCGTTTCTAAACCTTCGCCCGCATCAATAAAATCAGCAATCTTTGGACCAATACCACTTTCAATATCTCTTCCATAAATAATACTTTTAATATTATTTGTTGGCGCAGGAAGACCTTTTCCTTTTACCTCATCAAACGGCACACCTCTTTTGTATTGCTCATAAATATATAAAACATTGGTTAAAGCATTTGTGGGAGACTCGTTAATTTGTCCTGATAACCATGCTCTTGCTACTTTATCACGAAGATCTTTATCTCCTCCAGTAACAACATCAAAACTTTCATATACTTTTTTATACCAATCCTTTTGATTAAAAATTTCTTCATCACTTAATGTAATTTTATTAGTCCAATCTTCAAAATTAATGTTGCCTATAGCAATAGGAGGTAGATTAGATCCTTCGGGACCATTTAAAACTATACGGTCGTTTTGTGGGCCACCTGGATATGTATCCGTCTTACCATCAATAATATTTTGTAACCGCATCTTATGTAACCGTGTAACATTAGCTGTTTTTTCAGGAGCAAAATTAACACCTTTCTTTTTTTTATTTTGAATATCTATAAACTTATCTTCAAGTTTGGTGACTGTTTGATCCACCGCTTCTTCCATTAAAACTTCAGCTAATCTTTTCCAATTGATATCTATCTTTGGTCCGTCATCATTAGGGTCAGGCATTTGATCGGGAAGGTCTGGAAGTATTCTTCCTTCTTGATCTATTGTTGTTACTTTTTCATCATCATCATCTTTTTTTGTTTGTAAAACAATATTATCTAAGGACGTATCGCCGACCACGGGAGGCGCATTATAAAAACTGTCTCCGTATGTTTTATATTCTTTAATTCGTTCTGATTCAGTTTGAGGAAATAATGTTTCAAGATCCACTAAATCATTAGCGCCGTAACCTGAAAGATCTATATTTTGTCCTTGAAAATATTCAATAACAGCAGGAACAGATATTCCCATCTGCGTTGCGATGACTGTTAGAGGTACTGCAGCTTGAGCTACCATTTAATAATACTCGGGTTGTTGTTCGTAAAGTGGTTTAATTGGGTCTTCATAATCATCCTTTAGCGCAATAAAATTACCTTGACGATAACGCATCAATGCTTGCGTCATACTATCAACTAAATCATCATGCTCACCATAAGGAAATGCAGCGCATTCTTCAATCATTTCTTCCGCGAATTTTCTTTCAGGGGCCCATACTTGTCCTGATTCAAAAATAGGCGAAACAGAATTTACTCTTGTTAACTTATCGTTACCACGTGACGGCGAATAGCTTACCACAGGAATTCCTATTTGTCTAAGTTCTTGTATCAAGGGCATACCACTTGCTTTTGCTTCCACAATAATTGTCTCTGGTTCCCAATACTCGTATTGCTCCAAAGCAATCTTTTTTAATTCAGGAAATTCCCATCGCTCTTTAATACAATCCAATAAAATAATATTATCTTGATTGTATCCTGCTTTAAAAATTCCCCATGTACTAATCGCACTAAAATCTGCTTTTTCTTTTTTACTGAATGCGGTGTCATAACTTTGTATAATGTGAACAAGTTCAGGCATATCTTCTTTTTCCCATGTCTTCCACCATTCACGTTTAATAATAGCTCCTTCTTGAGAGGTTGGTTGTTGTTGATATTGCGCCTCCCACGACATAACAGGTAAGTTTGATTTAATAGACTCTAATTCTTGTTGTTTCCAGTACTCGGGCCAAATAGGTTTACCACTTGGAAGTAAAGCAGGGAATTCTACTACCTCCCATTGATCCGCTTTAGTTTCTGCTTGTTGTTTTATTAAACGACCCGTCAAATCGCGCTCCGACCAACGTGTCATAACGACAACTATAGCTCCACCTGGTTGTAAACGTTGCCTTGGTCCTGACATATACCACTCGAACGCATTATCAAAATTAGTTTCACTTATACTTTGCTCTGAATGAGGGTCATCAATGATCAATAGATCTGCACCACGTCCAGTAATAGCACCACCGATACCAGCTCCAAAATATTCCCCTGAATGATTTGTTTCCCAACGTCCCGATGCTTTACTATCTGCACGTAATCGAACATCTTTAAATATTTTCTTGTATCCTTCGTCGTCCATAAGGTTACGCATTTTTCTACCAAACCTATATGAGAGCTCTGCTGTGTGAGTTGCTTGAATTATCTTTGTTTTTGGTTTCTTACCCATTAACCAAGCTGGAAATAAGTACGAAGCAAATTCTGATTTAGTGTGTCTTGGTGGCATATTAACAATTAATCGCTTTAACTTGCCAGATGCTATGTCTTCAAATTTTTTAGCCATTACATTGTGGTGATATCCATCAATAAATTCAGGCCAAACCATTTTAACAAAGTGCATAAAGCTATCCTTTGCCTTGGCTGCATCATCCTGCATCGCAATTGCTAATAAAAGCCTTAATTCTTCGTCCGAATACTTTTCAAATTTATTATTTTTTTGATCCATTGGGACTCCTACCCTCTTTATACTAAAAAAAAGGGGTATACCCTATAAAAAAGTGTTTCATATGAAAAATTGGTGGCTGAAAATTTAAAACATGCGCTAGAGCACCTCGCGCACCAGAGCGTGGGGCGTTTTTAGGGGTCGGGTATCCGCGGTTTTCCGCCATTTTTTTTATAATTCACAGGTACCCTAACGTTTTTCGCGATTTATGGCAGATTTCCCACGATTACCAATGCACGATAATTGTAGTTATCGTACCTTATCCTGTTTTACCGCAGATTTCCTCGCTTTTCGTGAGGCGCGAACCGTGAACTTTTTCAAGATAACTAGATATAGTACCCCAACCTTCCCTCGTTGGCGGTTCGTTTACACCGTTTCGTGAGAGATCTAGCGAAAGCCTTCCCTCATATAGATTTATTATCTCTGGGGGAAGGTGCTTCGCGTGTTGCTGATAAACCAATATGTAATTGCAACCTCCAGTCTCCTTCCACAGTTTAATGTTCATTGCTATTTGATGTGGGCTCAACTTAATCTTGTTACCAGTTGCAACTTTAGCCTCAATGAAGATCGTATCTAAACGTGGAGCAACTCCAATCATATCAGGGAACCCATGAAGGGTTGTAGTCTCAATGCGCAACCAGTTATAAATAGTAAGCTTTTTCTTTATTAATTTAACAAAGTAAGACTCTTTCATTTTACTATCGTTAATTGATTATTCTCTTAAAAAACACAGATACGCAATTATATGTTCTTACGAAAATCTTGAATGCATTCAATTGAGAAGCGAAAGTATTTATTCATTTCAAATTTAGTCCACTTGCCTGCAATTTCTTCACATTGTTCTTTAGGCATTGGATCTCCAAGAACCATTTGATTACCAGTATAAACCCAAGCATCGCCATTATAGCCCCACAAACTAACAACAAGTAAGAAGACTTTAGTCATTAATCTTTTCTTGCTCAATTAGTTTTGGTTCAGGCTTTGTCTCTTCCTGTTCGATGACATTCTCTTCATTAACAATTGGAATTCCTTTACGTTGTAGTTCACTTAGCTTTTGCAATAGTTGATCACGCGGTAAGTTCTCAACAGCACTCTCCATTCTTATTGTTGGATCATACAATCCTGCAGCCTTACCTCTTAAAGCCTCAGCATTGATCGCTGCCGCATAATGTTTTTCATCTTCAGCTTTTTTACTAAGATTATCTAACCTTGCAACATGCTTATCCATACTAACAGAATACTTATCTGCTAATTCTTTACATTTATTAGATATGGTATGTGCTTGTATTCTACCTTCTAGACTACACGGTCCAGCTATTAAGATCGGCTTCTGTGTTGATTTCAATTCCATTATATTTAGTTTCAATTACTTCTATGTCGTAGTTTGCTAGTATTCTATTTTGTTCTAAGTTCTCTGACTTATATTTATCTTGCATAGTTCTATATGCTTTTAACATATAAGGGTGATAAGCGTATATACCTAAATGTCTATCACCATAACCTATATCAGATCTTGTAAACCACATTGCTTTACCTGATTGATGTATAACTTTTACATCGTCAGGTTTAGCACCTTTAGTATAAGCTGTTAAACATAAACCAGGTTCACCTGGTCCTAATAATCTTTGTTTAATAGGTTTTATAGTTTCATGGTTTATATCGATCATATCACCTTGTATGTTTAATATATAATCATAACCACTTACTAAATCTAATACAGCACGTTTAGATAATCTATGTGTACCGTTATCAGCTTTACCTGTTTGTATACACCATTTAATTGGTATATGCTTTGCAATACGTTTGCTATCAGTAGCAACAAATGTATCAAAGCCCATCATACGTACTTTATCAAACACAATACGTATAAGAGGTTCGTCGCCAAACTTCTTTAACATTTTGTGTTTGATTCTAGTACTATTAAGTCTTGCTGGTATTACTACAGCTATGTTTCTCATACTTTTTTACCTGATGTTCTTCTGATTATATCATCGTGATTAAATTCAGCCCAATATAATTCAAAAGCTACACCGTCTTCAACACCTTCAAACTGATGTATTTTACCAGGTTTTACCATAGTAAAATCACCTGCTTCAAGTATTGTTTCGTCTAACAACCCTTGATCTTCTTGCCAAACTCTGACAAGCATTTTACCGGACTCTACAAAAAATCCGTTCCATTTAAATCTATGCTCATGTTCAGAGCATTTAAATCCTTTATTAAATTCTATACGGTGAAACTCCATGACACCATTTTTATGTATCATTTCTGTTTTACCCCATATTTTTCCTGCTTTCATATTTTTTTAGTAAAATAAGGTTTTGACCACCTAGGTTTATTCATAAGCCTTTGTGGTACTTTCTTTTTTTGTTTAGGTACTTCTGGTAACCAGTTATACCATCTTCTTCTTTTATTATCTTTTGGAGAGCTTATATTAAACTTCTTTAATGACTGATCTTTTTTATTACCAAAATGAACACTAATAAGTATTCTAGGACCAGGTGCATCTACCTTATGCCACATACCTATTGGTATATAAAGTAGATCACCTGCTTCTAAGGTTATTTCTTCTAGTATTTCTTTATTATCAAAGTCTTTATATAATGTCCATTTAACTTGACCTTCAGTGTGAAACAAAAAGTTTTCTGTACCATCTTTATGAGGTGGAAAACTCTTTGATCCAGCTTTAGGTGAAGCATATATATTACACTGTCCATAAGAAAAATATCTTTCTAACTCAAAACATATATCAACTAGAGGTTTATGTTCATAGTCTGCAAAAGGTATTACAAATGATTTACCTTTTCTCCATAGATCATATACTTGTTGTTTAGACAACATAGGTTGTTTTAACTTTTTATGTTTATCTAAACACCATCTAGTATCATTATCATCGTAGTCTAGTATTTGTAAACTCTTTACATAAGGGTATCTATTTAGATATTTATCTAACATATTAAAGTCAAATAAATTTTTAAATTTAT